GTCGGCAGTGGAGGCCTGGCCGGAAGGACCCGTGAAAATTTCCGGCGGAAATCCAGGTGCTACACGAGTTGTAGCATTGCTACAGCCCTCGAAGATTTGGTACACCCGTTATAGAGAGGGCTGCTGGGCGATTTGGAATCATGCGTACCATGCGCCGTACCAGCCCCAAAATCCATTGCGAATCCCCGTAGTAAATGAGCAAGTTGCGACCCCTTGCGGGGGCATTTTCAAAGCTCATTAACCCTGGATTTCCAGGGTTTTTTTATTCCCCAAAGCACGCTCGGACACGCTCGAACACGCTCAAACCCGATCAGCGCCGTACGTCGCGCCGTACTTTGACCGCGCGCCGTACATCACTCGGTTTGCTGATCGCCTTGGTCCAGTGATCGTCTGTTACCATGAGATAATGATCTTTCGCGACTCTCTTAGAATGTCCTAACCAAGCATCACACACATGAGATGCAAACTGTTCTTCCATGTCGGTGCGACATGAGGCTCTGAGATTGTGCCACAGCTTTGGCCATTGCTTGAGGCCAGCCAGTAAGATCGCCGATTCGAGCCATTTTCGGAGCGTTGTTCTTGCACTAGACCTGGCTCGGCTCAACACCCAAGGGGAGGAGTCAGCAGCCTCGGCAAGCTGGAGCATGTGCTCGTAGACGATCGGCACCATAGGAATCACTCGCTGGCCTGTCTTGGTCCCCGTGGGGATCGTGATGCGATGCTTTTCGAAATCTATGTGAGCCCAAGTCAGGGGCAGCAGCTCGTGTGGGATCCGCAGGCCTGCAAACCTTGCGAGCACAAAAGCGGCCTTGGCCTGAATCGATCCAAGCTTATCGAGCACCTTCATTGCGTCGGCCTCGGGTAGATGATAACCACGAGTCCGATCAATCTTGGCTCGCAGATTAACGTTCGCGAATGGATTGGTCGCCAAAAGTCGAGAATCGACTGCGTCCTGGAGGACTTGCTTGGTCCGTTCGACGATCTTTTTTGCGTGGGCACTGGAATGCACCGATTCCATTCGCAGGGCAAAGTGTTTAGCGTCGGCAATCGTGATCTCGCTGATCAAGCGGTCTTTGAGATGATCTAAGGCGTGTTTGCGGGCAGTCCGAAAGCCTTTGATGGAACTGGGGGCAAAGTCGGCACGCTTCGCAACATAGGCATCCCAGACGACCGAGAGCAGCGGTGAGGCCTTAGGCGGCTTCCATTTGGCGAGCAATCCAGCGGCCTGGAGCTTGTCTCTGAATTTGGCATCACACAGAGAAATCCATGTTTGAATCTGCGTGTCCGGCTCGATCCCTACAGTGTTGCTGGCCATCAGACGCTCGACGTTACGTCGGACGGTTTCAGCACCGGCCTTAGTCACCTTGCCCAAGTAGATCTGGCATCGTCGGCCAGACGGCAAGGTAACGCAACAGTACCAGCCTCGGTGCTTGTGTTTGTAGATCGAGCTCATTCATTCACGGCCTAAAAACCGATCGATTTCCTTGCGATCGATTCGCAGATGCCTGCCGATTTTAACGGCTCGGAGCTGCTGGGAATCGATCAAGCCATCAATCGTACGGACTGAAACACCAAGGATCTTTGCCACTTCTTCGCGAGAGTAGGCCTCGCGAGGAACGGCATTGCGAATCGCATCTTCGATCGTCTGGGTGAGCCACGAAAGATGCGTGGCCGTAGAATTGTCCGACATGATGGCTCCGAGTGGTCTTCTTCCTGAAAACCGCCCAGGGCGGGGTGTGCAAACAGTCTACGGACTCGGTCGGCTGAGTCAAGGCTTGGCCGACATCATGCGATAAAAATCCAAAACGTCTTTGTTGATCCAGATCTCCGAGATCGTTGGATCGTGGTCGTAAAACGTCTTGGTGCCTGTAAAGCGAACTGTGGTATCTGGTCGAATGAGCAGAGCTCCAAACGCTGGCGACACCTCGCAGGTCTTTTGCTCGACGATGTATCCAGTCTTGATCTTTTCTTGGCCGGTGAACGGCTTGACGTCGGCAGTCTCTCGGTCAGTTCCATTGGCCAGCGTCAGCGATTGGAGAAACAACCATTCCTTGTCGACCCAAAGTGTCTCGGCTCGGAGCTCCGGTGCGCGGCCGGTTTGGGCCAGAGCGTAGAGCTTGACCCGTTTCAACTGTCCCTCGGGATCGAATTTGTGATCGTATCGAATAATTCCGTTGATCGCATCCACAGTTCGCTCCATCGTCGACTCTAGCACTTGGCGGCGTGTCATCACCTTGGTCTTCACGGTCCCGGACTTCCACACGTTGTTTCTGAGTGTGTGGCCGGCCAGGAGCACATCGTCGCCGACCTCCAGTCCTGCGAGGATCTCGGATGCATCATCTATCGATCCAACCGGCTTGCGATTGATCGCACTAACGATCGCAAGCGGAAGCAATCCACCAGCAGCAGTCGGAGTGTCTGGATTGACCACAGCGACCAAGATTCCTCGTTTGACTGGCAGCTTGGCAAACCCAAGCCCCTTCAGCAGCTTGTCATTGCCTTGGATCGGGATGCCTGAGAACCCAAGATGTTTGGCGTCCCATTCGTCGCCGGCAACACTGCCAACCATCATAACCACTAAAAAAATCACTCCTGCAAACATTGGTTTTTCCTCGATTTTGCGTTTTCCCGGCTGGGAAAACTGGACGGTTTAGGAAATTTAGGACGGCTTTGACCAGACGTGTCAAAACCGGTCGGATACTAGCTGCGTTATTTCAAAGTCTTGTAGTTTCTATTGGTGAAATCATGCGGAAAGTCAACGTTTTTATTGTGGATGATTTGGATTTGAAGGTTCTGCTTCGTTTCTCGCGAGTCGGACGAAAAAAAGCGAGTTGGATCGCTAGTCAGTGGGGAAAAGAAAAAGTCAGTCAGACATCCGTTTTGATTTGCGACTCGGAGATTCCTTTGCCACTTTTGCTGCCTCAGCAAGCTGTTTTGCAATCGCCGACTTTGTTTTGCTAGACCGTTTTGCGCGATACTTAGCTTCCAGCGTTCGCTTTTCTTCGAGCTGCTCGGGTAGCAGCATTTCGTCAGCGTTTCTCATGACCAACGGGCTAACAGGGCCAACAAACTTCCGGCCCTGCTCAAACAAGTGTTCCATGCCTGTGTGAAGCGTTTTCCATGCAGGGTGCGGAAACTCCTGGATTTTTGCGTCTTCCAGGTTCTTGAGCGCTGTTCGCATTTCGCTGGCTGCAAGCTCCAGCAGTTCAACGAACTTTTGGATTCGTTCGATCGGTATTTGGTTCTTCTCGTGGTTCATGCCGTAATCTTTCTCGAATTTTTTTAAAGATCAATAGCCCAAGGAAAACATTGATAAACATCTACGCGCAAGGGAGTGCGTTGGGAGAATGTTGGGAGCAAGTTGGGAAAATCCTGTTGACGTCTATAAACCGACAATGTAAAAATACAGACGTGTGAAAACGAGCGTATGACACGCTTGTTTCAGTGGCATGACGCCAACCGCGTCTCGCCCGGAGGATTTTGGTCATGAACAACTCAAGAGAACAGCTGATTATGGTTTTGCGTGCTGGAAGGACTCGACGAAAGCAATCACGAGTCGAGGAACGTGTCCGATGCGACAAGTGCCTCGGTACAAATCGCGATGGTTCGGAGTGCGACAAGCAGGCAACGCGTCGAGGGCTTTGTGAGAATTGTTACCGCGCATGGATGGCCTCTGTTCGAGGAATGAATCCAGAGCAGAAAGCGGCAGCCGAATCTCGCTTGATCTCGGCTGGTGCTTTGCTTGGCGATAGGGAGGTTTTGAGAATCAAGAACAGGTCGGTTTTTGTGAGACTAGCTTGAGCCGCTTCGGGCGGGGTGTGCGGCCCCGGTGTCACGGACTGATGCCGGGGCCTTTTTCAGATCATTAGAAAGGGCGAATGAAATGGATCAAAAAGCGAAGAACTTTATGAGGCACGTGGACAAGCTCTACGCTGCTGCGGCGAGGGTTGGCAATCGCGAGGTCTGCTTGCAGGTCGGCTCTATGGTGGTGGTCGTCCGCCACGCGGTGCCCGAGCTGCGGTCGGCTTGGAGTCAGTTTGTGTTCTCGATCTGCACTGACGATGACCACATGTTGAACCATCTTAAATACTTCTACGCAGTCGTTCGCAACATGCGAGGCCACGACGCGGTGTCACTGATCGAGCTGAGTGCCGATGTGGCCTTTTCCGTCGATGTCAGTGTGGCTGCTCAAACCGTGGATTTGGTGGCGTAATGGGCGTCATCATCAAAAAACCAACTAAGCGAATGGCACCCAGTCCGAAGCGCGAGCCATTAAACACGACGGTCGTCGTAATGGCACTCGGGACGTTCGACGATGTGCCGGTGCGAGTCTTCGACTCGACGACTCCCAGGTCAGATGCCAAGCAATGGGCCGAGCGACTTGCTAAGTCGGCGGCGGCAGTCGACGAGACGGTTCGCCTGCTGTGCGATCGCATGGGGTGGAATCGCGATTCGCATGGGATCCGCAAACTTCGGATCGTGTGCTTCCACAAAGGCGTACCCGAGAGCATTCTCGTGGACATCGACGTTGTCGGCGACAGACCAACTCAAGACAGAATTGTGAGGTATAGCGATGTCTGATGAAACTCAATGGCCGGTAGCCAAGGTGCTGTTGTACTGGAGCGAAACGCACTGGCGCGGTCGCGTTGAACGGCCTAAATCGTGCGCCATGCCCACCCTGGACTGGGAGCTTGCGGATGATGGCGCACCGTTCCTCGGTGATCGCCCCGCGTTAGGTGAGATGGCAGAAGCACTGCGTCGCATCGGGGCAAAGGCTGGTGTCACGTTTAAAGATCCTGAAATTGCCACACATGTCTACGGTCTTTCTTCGGATGGACCCTTCACTCCACTGGCTGCTAAGACCAACACGGACATCAACACCGAAAGAATGTTGAAGTGGTTCAAGTATGACCACCTTCCACAATCGCTACAAAACATGTCGCTTTCTTTTTCTCAGCTTGCGGTTGAGGTTGGCGAGCGTTGCGAGCCTGGGCCAGAGCGGACGGTGGCACTCCGAAAGCTGCTGGAGGCAAAAGACGCAGCGGTGCGAGCTAGGTTGCATCCTGGCGGGTGATGGAAACAAGAACTGAGAGCCGTTTCTCAGTCGTGATTGATTGATTGGATTTTGCAAAAGGGGCAAAAGAATGGTTTGGCAAAGTGTTAATCATGGTGTCGACCGTAGATGTGGTGGACGCCGAAGACGCGTAAATTCGGTTTATTTATGTCGAAGCAAGAAAAGCTCTGTTATTGACAAATCGCAGTTCTGCATTGAACCGCAGATTATCGCATCAGTGGGGTGGATGCATCACGATTTGATTGATTTCCAATTTGACAGTGAATCGAAACGCTTTCGTTTGTTTCGCAATCCGCAACAAGGCCATAGGTTGCAGCAACCAGAAAAAAGAAAAGGGGCAGCGGTGAGACTTGTGCTTTCAAAGGACCTTTTTCAAAAAACATTGCTTGAGTGGTTTCCAGTGCTACGCAGTACTGGTTGCACTATCAAGACAATTAAGTGCGAAATCTCCAAAGAAGCAGACATGTCTTTGGTTATTTCAAACTTGGTCTTAATCGATCAATAGGACCAACACAACGATCAAGCTAGCGGGCCGCATTCCGTCTTTTCACTGCGGTGTTTCTCGCGAGCTTGATCAGTGACGGTCTTCGGACGCCGGATGACGTAACCGGCAAATGGCCCTGAAAGTTATCGCGGTGGAACACCTGGCTTGTAGCCAGGAGGCGATGGTTCGAATCCATCTCGGGGCCCTAGGATCGGCGGCGCGGCGAGAACCGCGACGCAGTACGGCAAAGCGTCATCTCACAATCGACTCTGCCTGCTAGGACACGGCGGCAGGGAGAGTTGGTGCCATCGTGAAGTGAGAAGCAGCAGGTGTGAATCCTGCCCGGTCCTTTTGCCAGTCGTACGAGTGTCGTACGAGGCAGTTTGGTTGATAGTTTTTTCCAGCGGAGGCGACAATGAAGTCCCCAAGCTTGCGGTCGGTGTGGTTGGTTTTTTACGCGATGTGTCTGGTGCTCCTCGGCGGTGGCTATGCGGCGATCGCAGCAGCCGAGACAACCAAGTCGGCGACACAGTGCGCCTCGGGCCAGTGCCCTCGTGCGGTCTCTCGCACGACCCCTCCGAAGATCTATCGGTCGGCCAAGCGTCCGATCGTGATTTATTCTCGAAGATAGCGCGGTCGCCCTTGCCCGCGCTGCACGGTCGTGGGTTACATGCTGGCACGCCCATGCATGGCAGACCCTCGGGGGGTGGTTCCCCAGCGATCGTTTTGTTTGTTGTGTTTTTTTTTATCATCTAAGCAGGGTTCATGATGGCAAAACTAGCAGGGTTTACACTCGAGACTGGCAAGCTCTATGCGGTCGGCATCGGTACGAAAAAGAAACCGATCAAGACGACCTACAACGTCGACATGGATCAGTGGTACATCCGCTTCGGCGATGCACCATGGAATCACCTTGGGGAGTTCATCGAGCAGAACCCCGGTATCGAGATCGACGAGATCGACGCACAAGGCAATCAAGTCGGCAGCACAAGCGATCCGGCTCCAGTCGGCGAGGCTGTCGATGTGATGCCAGCCCTGGCCGCAGCTGCGGCACCGATCACCGGCCACGAAGCTCCGGCCTGGATGGAGTGATTGGGCCATGACAGCAGTCCAGCAATTCCTAGCACTGACCGGTGATGCAGCCGACGCGAATCGAGACATCGTCCGACTGGCCGACAGTCGGCGATCGTCGGCGCGCGAAGAGTCGCGGTTAATCAAGGGCAAGCGACTGCAAGTCTGGACGGTTATCTCTCGATCGCCTCGTGGACTCACGATGCGTGAGATGGCGGCGATCAGTGGCCGGGGGATCAACTGTTGGACGCAACCTTTCTCGGACCTTCGGGCCTGGGGAATCATCGAGACGACGGAAGAACGACGGGACGGAGGCACTGTGCATCGTCTCAAGAAAACGATTGTGGTAACTGACAAGGGAGAATGGGAATAATGGCTTGGTATTCAATTGCGAATGAAGAAGTGAACCTGACGATTCAAAAGGTCATGAAGGAGAACCATGGGGATCTGCATGCCGAAGGCGTGACGATCACCGCACTGATCGCCAGGAGCGAAGATGGGCCGGCGCTCAAGGTCGGCGGACGCGAGGCCCTTGGATACATCCGTGTGACCAAACTGACCGAGAGGACGCTTGGGCTAGGCGATGCCCTGATGATACTCGACGGTGAATCGATGCCCGCGTGGAGCAGCAAGCGACTGCAAGCGGTGATCGACCACGAGCTGCGGCACCTGATGCTCGCGAAGAGCAAAAAGACTGGTGAGATCCAACGTGACGACGAAGGTCGGCCCAAGCTCCGGATCCGGCCTCACGATTTCGAGTTTGGCTGGTTTGCTCGTACGGCCGAGCTCTACGGAGAAGAGTCCTACGAAGTCTCCCAGGCTCGGGAGATTGTGGCCGCTCAATTCGTCCAGGACTTCCTGCCTGGCTTCGAGGTCGACCCAGACCCCACCGGCCTGGATGGTTACAGCGGCAAGAAGCAGGAAGTCAAGCATGTCAACCTGAAGGTTACCAAGAAGATCATTGCCGAGCGGGAGAAGATCCAGTCGGACCTCGACTCGGCAGCCACTAGGCAGTCCACCGCAGCTCTCTCGGCCAAGGCCAAGCAATGAGCCTGGATCAAAACAAAGGACCGATCTACGGCGTCGTGCTTTACGACGAAATGCCAATCGGTAACAAGGGATGGAAGCAAGCTTTTCCTAGCAGGGAGGAGCTTGAAAAAGTCCGAAGGAAAGTTGGCGATCGAACTGTAGCGGCCTTCGAGGTCCTAACTGAGCATCATCGAGCTTTAAATGAGGCGATCGCGCGTGGCGGCTACGACCTTTCTGTTTGCATGGATTGCGGGGCCCCAGTCGTCTGCATTCCCGACGGGATGCCAATGTGCGAGCCATGCGCAGAAAAGGCAGGTGTAACCCCATGACACTCGTCCAAGCGGAACTTCCATTCAAAAGGCGATCGGTTGCCCCACCAAAGGTGCTGGTCGTCTTGAGCGAGCTCGACAAGTCATACCTCGACGAATGCGTCCGCACGGACAAAAGCTTTTCCGAGTCGTTCCTCGCACAAACACGGTGCCAACGAATCGGATGCACGATGAGCGAATTGTATGCGATGCGAAACTACGAGCGAGCATTGCATCTGGCCGACGAGGCGGTAATTCTCCGGTACGAATCTTGGGACACCACTCCAGCGATGTACATCGACTGGCAGACGATTAACAAACGAGCGGTCCAGGCTGCCGAGCAGCTTGGACAGGACTTTAACGAGTGGCGTGCGAATCGCCACAGCATGAAAACATCTGTACTGAAAAAGACCAAGGGACCATGAGCCAACTCTACACCAAGTACCACGTACGCACTCCCGACGAGCAGCCGCTCGACTCGGGGTGCTTTGTCCTCCGACCGTTCAACCATGACGGCACCATTCGCGATCCAGCAGCGGTCGCGGCATTGAAGACCTACGCGAATTTCCTGCCAGCAGCTCAACGTGAGCTCCGGGCCGAGATCACCGACTGGGTCGACACCCCTGGTCTAAGTCAAGCAACGCGGGAGCTTAATGTGCCTTCCCGCGACTTTGCGGACCGGTGGAAGGATTTCTGTAGGAGGCTGCGTGCGGATCTTGGTTCGCATGATGTTCCTGAAAGCTTTTAACTTTCTCATTGTAACCATCGAAAGGGCGAAAACGATGTCGAATCATTTAGAACTCTTGGGCATGGATCACGACGATGACAGCTTCGACAACGACCGAGACGACTGGCAAGACGACCTCGCCGGGGAAGGCATCCCGACGCCTAGCGCCGAGGCTATCTTGCTTGCGGGCGTGTCACTTGTGGCTCTGTTGTGCGCCGGCGTGCTTGTGTGCTTCGAGGCCTGGAGGATCCTGACGAATGGATAGCTCCGGGACCGTCTACCGAATCGCCAAATGGACCGAGACCTTTGAACGCGCGGAATCTCGCAAGCTCAAGCAGCTCACCTGGATCGCGATGCCTGTCGGATTTAGCTCGACCGGCTACCAGGCCATGCTGGAGGACTTCGACGCCGAACGAGCTCCAGCGATCTATGGCGCGTGGTGCGCCCTGTGTGCCTATGCTGCCTCCTGCCATGTCAGGGGGACGCTGGGGAATAGTCGGGGGATTCCCCTGAAGATCTCCCACGTTGCCAGGATCACTGGTTTTGCCGAGTCTGTTTTCCGGGACTTGTTTGCTTGGGCCTCACGTGAGGACATCGGATGGCTTGAGGCTGTCCCAGCGGGCGAGATCGCTCAGGAGATCGCGGACCAAGCGGAAAAACGCAGGGATTCGGGTGCTTCGGGGGAATCCCCCGACAATCCACCGGCGTCGCGGGGGAATCCCCCGAGCACACGACCGGACAGTACCGTACAGGACAGTACAGGACAGGACCAGACCGTACCGGACAAGACCCGTCGTTCGAACGAATGGACGTCGGCGGGATTTGAGTTTCGGGAATCGGTTCGGGAGATCGCAGCGAGCATGAGCGAAATGCAAGCTCGCGGGATCCGAATGGGACTCAGTCGCGACGAGATCTGGCGGATCGCTTGGGTCGGCAACGACTTTGATCGAGCAGGCCTCCTGGATGCACTGGCACGTTGCCGAGAGCGACATGTGGAGAGACCCAAGGGCTACCTCGGCATGGTCATGGTCAAGATGTGCCAAGCCAGGGGTGAAAGCTGGGACGATCTCAAGCTCAAAGTCCCACCACCACCACCGCCACCTAGTGCGACTATCGCGCAGCCAGTCCCAGCCGAAGTCGCTTAATCTTCCCACCATGGAGGCATGATGCCAACCAGAAAAAAGACCAAGCCGCAACCGAACAGCCTTATCGAGGATGCTCACAAGTCGGCTGGCCAATACTCGCGAAGACCTGGGCCCGAGAATTGGTTTGACAAGCTCGAAAGCCAGCGTCCCTTGATGGCGTCCGAGCTCAAAACGCTCTGCGTCGACTGGCACTCGGGCGGTGAGCTGCGCGACATGTTCCCACGCAAGGCGGATCTCCATCGCTTTGTTTGCGATCAAGTTATTAAGGTGGGGCGATTTGCCTTCGAACGATGGTTGGACGAGGTGACATCATGAGCCTCAAGAAAAAGCTAGACGCATGGACTCGCAATGCGGCGACTGAGTCGCAAGAGCTTCTGACGATGCGGTCCAAGCTCAAGCGGCTTGAGGCGGATCTCAAGCGAGAGCGATCGGCACGAGAGCTACTCGAGCAGACCCTCGATCGATTGCGATCTTCATCGGTGAAACTGAATCTGACTCGCAAGGCCAGAAGCACCAAAGGCGGTGTCACTCTGCGAGTGATCGTTCCCGATTCGCATGGATGCTTCGTAGATCAGTCGGCAGCGTCGGCGATGCTGGCGGACATTGCGATGCTAAAGCCCAGTTCGATCATCCTGTTGGGTGATCATCTGGACTGCGGTGGCTTCCTTGCCGAGCACCATACATGGGGCTATGTCGCCGAAACCGACTACACTTTCGAGGACGACTGCATGGCCACGAATCAGTTCCTCGACGCGCTGCAGTCGGCAGCACCACAAGCGACGATTGAGTACCTCGAAGGAAACCATGAGCGCCGGATAGAAAAGTGGATCGTCACCGATGCACTGCGATCCGGCAAAGGATCCCGAGGTGCCGTCAAGATGCTAAACGCTTTGTTCTCTACCGAGACGGTGTTGCAGTTGTCCGCGCGTAAGATCCCGATCTACAAGCAGGGCGAGTGGTACGACGGCTGCCAAGTCCCTGGAACAATCATGCGAGACAATTGCTACTTCACGCACGGCCAATTCACCAGCAAGGCGGCAGCGGCGGCACACCTTGCCAAGTACAACAGCAACATTTGGTTCGGGCACACGCACAGGATGGACATGGCGACCAAGCGGACCGTCGCCTCGGGCCCGATCGGAGCTTGGAACCCCGGTTGCTTGTGCCAGTTGCAACCGTACTGGATGCATCAAAACTTGACAGACTGGGTCAACGGTTACGGGATTCAGTTGGTCCAAAAGGGACTTGGGCATTTGAATTTGCAAATCCCAATTATCGAGGGCGTGTCATACCTATCACCGCTGATCCGCAGGGGAGCAGCGTAGGTTGTTTGGTTTGGTTTTCAGGAGGATGAGAGAATGAGCAGCAGTACAACACCTATCGCAATCCCGTGCGGTTGGCAAGCTTTGAGGATTCAGGAGATCACAGCACCTGGAGACTGGGAATGGAGTGCACAGAGCAAGCAGTGGGTACCAGTGCTGGTTCGGGCCTGGGTCTGTTATGGCGAGACACGCATCCGACGCATGAACTTTCGGGTCGGCGAAAAGGTGAGAGTGTTTCGCGAGCCGAGCACAGACAAATCAAAGTATCTCTGCGAGGTAGTGATAGACAAGATTTTTACTAGCGATTTTTACGGCAAGCAATTGCTCCAATGTTATCGAGCCGACGAATCGCTTGCAGCTGCCGAGGCGGTGCTAAAGACAACCAGTGATTTCTTACAACCGGTCCACCACTTCGACGACAAAACACTTGGGAGATGGAAACAGGAACACGTCCTCAGCGCAACGATGCACCCTCAGGACAACCCAAATCTAGTGCCGTACATCGCGACACCGGGATCCAGACCAGTTGTCAAGGAATCCTCAACAACTGCATCCAACTCTCCGAAAATCCCGGATAGTTCAAACGCTTTGGAAACTCCGAACAGTTCGCCCGACATCGGAGAGCTGGAGCGTTGCGAAGCGAACGAGAAGATCACGATTGGATACACAGTACCTAATGCGTACGATACAGACGCGGAGCCGATTGCCGAACCGATTCAACGCAAGCGAGTCCTGTACGTCGCTGGCCCGATGCGGGGGATTGCTTGGTTTAACTACCCGCTTTTTGATCGAGTCGCCAAAGCGCTGCGTGAGGCCGGCAACGAAGTCATCAGCCCAGCGGAAGAAGATCGCAAGCACGATGGTTTTGATCCGTATGCGAATCCATCGCATGCACAACCTGACGCTTGCACATTCCCCAAAACCATGGACTTTGCAAAGACGGTGCGTCGGTGCCTCGACGCAGTCCTGCGGTGTGACGAGCTCGTGCTGCTTCCAGGCTGGGAGAACAGCAATGGAGCCGTGGCCGAGCTTACCCTGGCCATGTGGCTCAACAAGCGGGTGCGACACCTGAACATCGACGACGATAATCGACTCACGTTTGCGTGTTACTGGACGAGCCTTCTCAGCCTTGCCGTACAGCTAAGCGAACATCACATGCCAAAAGTAGAACGGATCGGTCTCGCCGAGCAAGACGACGACGACGACGACGACCAAGACATCCTGGCCGAAGCATCTCGGATCACGCGGGGCAGCCGTCAAGCTCAATACGGGCCTCCTGATCAGGACTTCCGCAGGACCGCTGGCATGTGGTCGGCATTGTTCTTTTCCAAGCTTAAAGACGGGGTGACATTTGAACCCCGAGACGTTGCACTGGCGATGATCTTGCTCAAGACCTCCCGGGAGACGCATCAGCGCAAGCGGGACAACTGGGTCGACATCGCTGGGTATGCGAGCTGCGGGAGTCGGTGCAACTGATGGACCTGATCATTTTTGTTTGCGTTGTAGTGTTTTCCTGTGTCATCATCGCGTTAGGCGATGACGACTACCGAGGGCCCTCGCTATGAGCACTGACCATGACAACCCCTTGAGCGTCGATCAAGCAATGAAATTGATCGGCAAATGGGAGACTCACCCAGGCCTGCTGCTAGCTATCTTCGATGCAGCAAGAAAGCTTCGCGACGAAGTCGAGCTGCTGCGGGACCAACTCCAGCAATCGCAGGACTGGGGCAACGCGGTGAAAATGGAGCTTGAAACGACAAAACGAAAGCTCGCAGAAACCAAGAAGCTTGCACAGGGTCTGTGTGCAGGCTTAGCGGAGGACAAGAGACTGATGCAAACCGAGCTCGACCAGCTCCGTGCCGTCGTGGCCCAGAACAACCAGAGCATTGCTGCGATTGTGACCAGGTGGATCACACCTGGGAAGAATTGAGGAGACTATGACGACCAAACGCAACCAAGCAAGGCACGCACGGCTCAAGCTGGTGGATCAGCTCGGCAAAGTAGTCGACTCCATGACGATGCTCGAAGATAGCTATGAAGCGACTATCGAGCAGTTGCAGCGCTGCGAACGGGAGCTAGAGTGGTATCATGCCGAGCTTCGCAAGCACGTCCCGAGTTCAGAGATCGAACGCGAACTCAGGAAACACCGGAGGGGTAAATGACCAAGTCAACCAAGAATGGACGGACGATCGAGTACATGCGGGGAACTGGCCCAGGTGGCCAGAACCGCAACAAGATTGAGTCGGCTTGTCGGATCACCGATCATGCGTCTGGGATCGCGGCCTACGCCGACTGCCGGACACGTGAAGCGTCCTACCGAATGGCCATGAACGAATTGGACAAGCGGATCGCCCAGGCCAAAGCCGACGCACAGGCTAAAGTCCGCAAGGATCGTCGTGACGTAGCAATCCACGACCATACCGTGGTTCGTACGTACAACTTCTCGCGCGGGCTCGTCAAAGACCACCGAAGCGGGAAAGAGGCGACCGTGAAAGAGATCTTGGGCAAAGGACGATTGGAGCTACTGCGATGACAACCGAAGAAACCCGCAAACTCCAGGATAAAGTGTACTGTTTGGAATTGCGGGTTAAATTATCACAGGCAAGAAACAAGGAGCTACGGCAATGGATCGCGAAACTAACAAGCAAGACCCATCCAGCGAGGAGGGCGGGCAAATGAAATGGAGCGACTGTCAATGAAAATCCAACGTTAGCGAGTCTTAGCAAGACTCGCACAAGCCCGAAAAACCAAGGGAATCCGGGCCAGTGGTCCTAGCAGTGGTCCTGAGGTGTCTAGCCAAAAAAAGCATTGCAAAAATTATCTCTTTTCTTGATTTAGTGCATTGCAATAAATCCGCTCCCGGATCGATCAAGAGGCGTCGGCAGATGCCTAAGAAAACCGAACCACCTAAGCGTCCACGAGGCAGGCCGGTATCCGGTCGGCCTCCTAAACGAAACACGACAATGCGGCTCGCCCCAGACGTCGCAGATTACCTTGACACAGTCGCCAAGAAAGCCGAGACGGTCGAGGCTGCGGTGCGATTGACTGACGGGTACAAGAGGCAACTGAAGGAAAAGCGATGACACAGGAAGACGTACAACAAGCGAAAGCTCGGATTCGACTGTACAAAGCCGGACGAACAATAACGGAGGTCTATGGCCGTCACGTAAGCTATCATGATGCATACGTTTGGGACTGCAAACTCGTGGCCGATTGGTACGCATGTCATGAAGATCAAGCAGACGCAGAAAGATACCGATGGTTAAGGGAACAGCATCATGAAGACTCTACGTTGTGCGTGGTGCAAGACCCTCGGCAGGCAGTAAGACCCGGCAGATTTTGTCCGAGTCTTGAAACGTTGGACAATCTGATCGACAAGGCGATGGCAAAGCAAACAGCGGGAAAACTATGAAAAAGCTAGATTCTATCATCGTGCGTCAAGCATCAGACGATTTCTACGCGTTTAAGACAGCCAACGCAATGCAGTCTCTACCGAACGTCGAGGTTGTGTCAATTGTGTTTCAGGATCGCGAACCAATAATGGCTCGAGAGCCAAGGGGGTTTTGGCACGTTTTTGCGAAGTTTGCGAGTGACCAAATAACAACAGATCAAATAGACAAAGCGATCGACCGCGCTCTGGCGTAAGACCCATCACCCACTCTTCCGCCTGAGGGCCCGGAGCTCGGAGAAGCAAATAATGGAAAAATTTGAGCCAAAAATGATGATGATGATCGGGGACGTCGGCAGCAAACGACTGGAGTTTTCCACTGTATTGTCACAAAAAGAATTCTTCGCGTTGATTCGCGAGACTAATCGGATCTTTTCGTTTGCCCTGCGAACGTGGGACGCAGAAACAGGCGCTGCAGTGATCGAGCTTGTGCCAGGAAACGGCATGGCGTTGGTGACTACCGTGGGAGGATTGGACAACACGGAACCATCGCGCGAAAGCTCTGAAATTTGCGAAGCCCACGACCGATCAAGGCGGAAATTTTACAAAGATCTGCTACATACAATCGGTCTTTCGATCGACGAAATGCCAGTTCGCGACTCTGTGGTCGATGAGCCAGCCGAATCGGGACCGGAACAAAACCCATCACCCACTCTTCCGCCTGAGGGCCCGCAGCTCGGCTAAGGTCATCTTGCCATCGTTGGGCCGCTTGGCGATCTTCTCGACGGCTTCGACGCGCTGCTCGACGGGGGAAGGCTCGCGGGATTGATCCTGCTCGGGTCGATCCTGTCCGGATCGGTCGCTCATGCTGATCTTGCGTCGGCGTATCACTCGATCTGACTCGCCGGGGACCTTCACCCCCAGTATCGATGCACCCACCGCGGCGAGGATCGTAGAGTCCAGGAAGTGATTGTCCCGTCCTGGCCTGCATCCCCACTCGAAAAGCTCTCTGCCTTGTCCCTGGGTCTTCGTGGGGTATTCTGCCGACAGATTGTCCGCGACCATGCGGTGACGCAGCGGGGCGGCTCGGTAGAGCCACCAAGCACCAGGCTCACCGGCATCGGTGGTCCATCGGTCCATCATGGCCGTCTTCCAACTGTTGGTGTCTACGAGGCAGTACCTCGGGGCCCTGGTCCCTCGGGTCGGTGGCATGCGCCAACCGAATCCCATGCGCTCCCCGGCTTTCTTCTTTTCTTGGTTCCAGGGGCGTTGCCTGGCGGTGACGCCCTTGCCATGGCTCGGAACCACATGCTGATGCTGCTGGCTGAATCGATAGACGACTTCACTCTGAAACCCTGCATCGACCACCATGATCTCGGGCCGCAGCTGCGTCCCGTCGTCTCGAGTGTACGTGACAGCGAGTCGCTCGTCTCGGAGCTTGCCCAGCGCGACCAAAAGCGACTCGGTCGAGGATCGGATTCCGGTGGCTCGTATGATGGTCCGATCAATGTCGGCGAGGGTAACGTAGTCAATGCCGGGCTCGGGCCAGATTCCATAGTCGACCACCAGGCCGGAGAAGTCGGCTCCGACACCGGCGACTGTCCACCAGAGCGAGGATCCCTGGACGTCCACTCCCAGGGTAATGTGCTCAACCCAGTCAGGGATCTCACCGCGGCGGTGAGTTGGCAGGATTCGCAAGCAGAATTCATCGGACGTAAGGCAGCGGATTCCATCGACGGCCACAATCGATTTCTTAGGCTCGTTTTGGTACTCGGCGTCAAACGTGTCGGGATTGTCAAACCGGAGGTTCTCGGCGTGCTGAATCGCCGAGATCTCATGGGGAAACTTGCGATGTGCCCATCCCACTTTAGACCCTGCGTCCATCGCGGCGCGGTTCGCTCGATAGAACTTGTTGGCCTTTGGGTGTTCATCGTTTCCTTCGGCGATTTCTTCGGCGCGGATGTCGAAATACTTCATCCACAATTCCCGATTGGTCGGCCACTCATAGACAAGCCTGCATCGATCGCCGTGCCATTTTGGCATAAGCTTGGTATTGAGCATCCGGTCGGCTGCGTCGCCTTCGCGGATCACGGTTACCGCAGCAAATCCTGCGATCCGTTTCCCTGGTCCACCAAGGCCCAGTATTGCCCCACCGATCACCTTTTCCCGCTTGGCACATTCCGGGTCTGACAATGCCGAAGTGTCGGTCTGCGGGTCATTGACGAGCACGAAACCAGGCCGGATCGTCTTGCCATCGGCGAGTACCTTTTGCATCCCGCGGACTCTACCGAGGATCCCAGTGCAGCGAATGATTGCTCCAGATGCCTGCGATCCCTCAATGGTCGGGAAAATCAGTTCCTTGCGTCGCCAACCGATGAGCGTCCTTTTGCCCTGAGTGGTCTGCGCGTTGCCTCGCTGGGTGATTCCTTCTAGGCAACGGATCGGGAAAGCGATCTCCGGGAAGTCCTCGAGAAGCAGCGAGTTGGTTTCCCACTCGATTTTGATCGCATCGAGCGATTCCTCGGCGGCTCCCTCGTCGGCCTCGACGAGGACTCCGAATCGCTGATGGCCATAGGACAGCACCCAGAGCATGGCTCGCAAAAGAATCGTCGTCTTGCCAGATCCCCGAGGCATGGCGATGCATTTCAGACCGCCGTTGATCGCTCGCTCTTCGATGTCTTTTAGGATCCGCTCATGGTCCTCGCTGAACGGCAGCGGAAAAGCCTCTTTAAAGTACGTGAGCAAATACTTTTTAAGGTTTAGCCGACAGGACTCTCGTCGCTTAGGATTGACGATCGCAGGAATCGGGCCGATGTCTCGGGCCTCGGTCGATTCCTCTTTGGCTTTCGAGGCCTGGCGTTTGCGGTGCTTGGCATAGGAGTCCTTGGGACGCTCCGCGCCAGACTCGTTGTAGTCGTCGTCGGGATCCGCGGGAGCTGCTGTTGGCGGTCGCTTCTTGGTCATCAGTATCGGCTTGGCCTTTGGCGTGAGATGCCATGTGCGGGAGCACATTTACAGGTGCGGTAATACCAAGTGATCCGCTCTCGAGTGGAAGCGGCCTTGTACCGAGCTCCACAGCATGGGCATGACGGCGCGGTCGTCCGAGGTTGCCGACGGTATCTTCCATCAGGCTTCGACGTGTGCGGCATCAGGTGTCGCATCTCGGCATTTAGTTTGGCGAAAACGACCATAGTGCTGGATCCTCCTGGCTGGTTCTAATTGCTGTCCCGTCAAACAACGACGCTCCATCTTGGGGCTGAGTCTTGGTTGCGACCCCCAGTTCAACCAGACGCTCGGACAGTGTCTGGTGCTCGCTGATCCACAAGTGGCCAGGCTGCTTGGACTGCGGCTTGAGGTTGCGGAACCATTCCCGGTCGTGCTGTGGCGTGGGGATCAAGACACGAGTCCACTCAGGGCACTGCGACAGTATCTTTCGAGTCACCTCAAACGCTCTCACTCCAGCGGGGTTGGGCACTTCCTTATCATAGAACAAGACTGGCTTTGGTGCGGATCGCACTTTCCACTCTGGTGATTTCTCGTCGGTCCCTAGTCGGCGGTGCTCTGTCTTGAGCGATGTCGGCGGGGTGAAACAATCGATTAGCACCAGATCGATCTCGCTGTCATCTGGCAACATGATCCGAATCACGTTGGGGGACATGGCAAACATGATCTTCGCGCGAGTCATCAGTCCTAACAGTCTCGGGCATCGCATGGTTCACTTCCTTGTATAGATTGGATTCTTGATGGCCTCAAGTCGCTCGATCATGGTTTTGATTGCTTCGGTTTTCTTGTCCAAGCCGGACAAGTGAACGAACTCGGCACCAAACAGTCGAAGCGTGAAATGCGGGTTCCAAACTTGCAAATTGCGACTGACTCGCAACGGATGCAGCAGCGGCCTGTGTCGCATTAGGTTCATCCCGACAACGATCTGCTCGGCGACGTGGAACGTCGGGATCGGCAGCTTGGGAGGCGTCCAGACGCTTGCTCCCTCGCGATCGCAAAACACTACGCCAGAATTGTACGACTGGCCCCAGTGTTTGTTCTTGAGCGTGGGCCCGATGCATTGATCGACCTTGTCCCAGCAGCCAGCGACCCACGTCGATGACTGCAAATCGTCGAGCTCGTTGTAGATCGCGACATAATTGTCGAGACCGTCCGTCGAGCAAAGCTCCTGCGGCTCATAGCCAGAGAACAAGTCTTTTGCTAGACGAGTGACCAGGACGTCGGCGTCGAGGTAAAGCGTCTGATCGTAGGCTTTGGCGAATTGATGGACGCGAAACTTTTCCAGTCCCCACCAGCCTTGAGTGGTATTCTGCAGGACGACGAAATCGGCTTTGCAGTCGGCTGCATAGGCTCGCATCGGGCCCTCGGTGTATCGCAGCCACTCCCGAGCCTTTCCAGTCGCAACAGTGATGACAAGACGCCGACCGCCCGAGATGGTATCATTGACCGGACAAAACCAAGCCACTTGCCCGGCTGCGGCAATCCTCGACCAGATCTCGCGGGCGCGGGCAAGTGGAACTTGTGGGTGGGACTCATCGACATCGAGTCGAGAGTTGACATGGTTGTGACAATTGACCGACCAGTCGAAAAATGAGTCTGGGGACGCGAACACAGCGTCGGTCATTGGAAACATTTCCACGGTTGCATGCCAGTGGACCGCACAATCGCAGCTCGGAGGCAAGCTCCATCGGAGCCACTCGATCACCCAAGCTCGGGCTTTGGCTGGGTCCCATGTATTGGCGTTCCGAAACGAGTACAGATGCAGTGCTGGCCAACCTGTTTCCCGTTGCTCGGGCTCGAAGTATCGATCCTCGCCAAACTCGTGGACAGTGCCGGTGAAACCGTCGATGGTCTGCGTAGTGAACGGTCCAGGATGAATCGGATGCCCTAGTAGATCGATCATTGGAGCTCCACTAGGTATTCGGTTGGCAACGTCGGATCCGGAGCGGATCCAGGCGTGACGACTCCCGAGTCGGACGATCCGGTCAACGTGTTTGTAAAGCTGGTGTGGTCAATGATGTTGGCATAGCTTGGACAATACGTCGGTTGATCGGCACACGAAATGGATGTGCATGCATCGACAGATCCAGTGTCGAAACCAGTGTTCGGCGCGAGATCGTCGGGAGGATCGCAAGTGAACGCTGGCGGTGATCCAAAAGTGGGACCAAAGGCACTGATGCCCGCAGCGCACTTGGGGCCGCAGCTCAGGCCGACTGCTCCGGTCGGCCCAAAGGTCATTGGAAACTCAAGCGTGTCAACCGATCGCCGAAAGACTTGGCGAAACTGATGCATTGTGACCGACAGTCCGGCGGCGTTGAATGCCGGTGGAGATCCGACCGGCCAAGCTCCACTGGGCCCTGATCCGTCGGAGCACGGATAAGACTCCCCGCAGAATGAGCCCGACGAATTGACTGTGATGTTCTGGCCAGCGCTGATCTGCGTGGCCCAGGTCAGACCGATCTCCCCTTCAATCACCAGTGCGAGCCGGTATCGGCATTGATTGGGCTCGTCGCATCCGTAGCCAGGCTGGGTGCGACTTATGTAGAGTTTCGCTTGGGTGATGCCAGCGATCATACGCCACCCGAGCACGCAGGCCCGAGCGTATTCAACGGTTAAACTGCAAACGTTGGTCGGGCCGATTTTATAGCACAGGCCAGAACTGGCGTTGGTGCAGACTCGTGTTCGACTGACGGTCGAGGAGTAAGTGCGGCTGTAACGTCGCCACTTGTAGACACCATTGGTTTCGCTGCGATCGTTCGGAGCAGCTCTCGGACCGGCAGCGATGCTCGAGCAGCAGCTATTGACTCGCGTGAAATTGGGTGAGCAAATCTGGTTGGCATCGCAAATCACATACGGCAGCAGGCCGGTGCTTGGCGTGACCTTGAAGCTCCACGACCGGTCCGATAGCTTAGGATGCCGACATGCGTCGCGACACTTGTAGCACTTTTTTTGACTGCCCTCGGCATCGCACCAGGTGCAAGTCATCGCGTCGATTACTGTCGGCATAACTGGCTAGTTCCCCACGCACCAAGGTGTGATCACAACCCAGTTGCCACTTGTATAGACAGCCATACCCTTGTCGCCGTTCACCTGCCAGCTTGCGATGCCGTTAGAGTCAAACAACTGCGTCGACGCTCCAGCGATCGTGGCGGTGGCCGATCCAGATGCCCAGTTTGTCGTCAGTGTGTAGACGGCCTGCATGGCTCGACAAGACAAGTCCCAAACCGAAAAATCGGATGATCCCGTTGCGGGCATGCATGTCACGACTCGGGCAAGGCCAAAAAAGCCCCATGATACGTCGCCCGATGCGGGAGTGATAAAACCATGTTTGGCTGGGTATGCGGCGATAGCGAGGCCTGCAATCGCGACACGACCAAATTTGTTATTTGGAATCGCCTCAACAGTCACAGCGAGCGATTCAAAGTAGGGATTGGCACCGCTGATCAATGGCGTGAGAGCCTTGAGGGTGTAATAGCCCTTTTGATAGCTAGGATCTTTGCGTGGGATTTGCTCTTGGCTTGATACACCGCCCGAGCTTCCGGTTGGGATGAGTGCAGCCTTGCCGATTGCTAGATCGGACCCGGTCTCATTCTTGGCAATGACATGACCAGGTGCGAGTCCGTCGAGTGCCTTAACACCGAACGATGCGACATCACCACGCGCGGACTCGATGAGCTTCGTGATCTCTCTTTCACGGCTCGCCGATGGTTTAAATTTGTCGCCTGGGAATGGCATGATGGGGTGTTAAATTCCGAGTGCTGTAAAATCGCCCTCTTCGTACACTCTTTCTACATAGACTCCGCGAGGTCGGCGAATGACATAGCCACCCGACTCCCAAGCTTCATAATCAACCCAGAGGTACTCGTGCCCCTTCTTGGCAACTCCGGTGATTGTACCAAATGATAGGCCGGTTCGATTTGGAGATGCGCTAAATTTAAATGTGACTGTCACCTCGCCGGTCGATCCGTTTCGGAACTCAGCACCTAGGAAAAGCAGTTCACCAGCAGCGAAATTCCGAAACGCTGCGACGTTGGTTTTAAATGTCAGATTGACCAGCGTCATGACATAAGGCAATGTCAACACTCCCTTGGCCAATGTCTTTTCGATTTGAAATTCCAATCCTGGAATCCCGATCTCGACACCCTTGACCCCGTTTTGGTCGACATTGATTGCCGACCCATAATTGACTGCCGATCCGCCGTAGATGGTTGTCGCAAATGACTGGGTTACTAGCTGCGTCTTGCCCAGCGTCGTGCCGGAAAAAGTCCAGGTTAAAGGATCGGTTCCGTCATAGGCTCGGGACTCATAGGAGAATGTGATCTCCCATGCATTGGGAGTCAGAGGCTTGGCTTTGGCTGCAATCATCGCCATCGCAGGCTTTCCGCCCGATGCTGCGATCGTTAGCGGAAATGGCGTGCTCGGCAAGTCGACAGCAGCCTGGGCCGCGTCTTCGGCCTCTGTGTACCCAGTAACAATCGCAATCCGAGTCTGGGTCCGTTGGCCTCCCTTGAGGTCAAAGTCCATTTCTCTGGACTCAGCGGACTCGTCGACAGTTTGGGGCAAGTACGTCCACGCGCTCATTGTTGCTTAGCTCCCAAATACCAATGGTTGATTTTCGCCAGTGTTTTTGGCGATCTGCGTAAGCAACTCGTTCGACTTGGCAGACTGATCGGCCATGCGATCTAGTGCGGATGTGGTTCCACCCATCATGCCAGCAGCAAAGCCGGAAAATGTCCCCGAGGTCTGTGTCGCAGTGGTCGCCTTGACTTGCTCTACCGAGGGAATCTTGGGTTTGGCCGGTGCCTCTTTTTGCTGTGCGAATTTTGAGGTCTCAGCACCTTTGGCTTGCTCGTCGGCAGTCTCTCGGATGGCCCTTGCCTGATCATCGAGATCTTTTCTCAATTGCGAGATCTGAGAATCGAATCCAGTCAACAGTTCTTTGTTCCGGTCGTCTCGACCTTGCTTGGTTGCATCGGCCTGGGACTGGATACCACGGTTCATTTCATTGGCGACACCCAGTCGGCCTTGGTTAGCACGCTGGAGCTCCTCGTTGCGTTTCGCGTTGGCAGCGTCGAGCGACTGTTGCCGATTGTCGGCTCGCTTGTTCGCTTCGGTATCCATCTGCTTTGCAGCCTTTTCGTAGTCGACTGACTTGTCGAACAGCGAATACAGGTAGAGCAGTTTTTTCGCGATAAAATTGACTGTCTGGTCAAAAGTTCCTTCCAACCAGGTGAAGACAGTTCCAAACCCGTTTTGGATCCCGGTCGGTATTCCAGCCATGACGTTGATCAGATTGGCGACAAAAGAAACCGCACCTTGGGAGACGATCGAGGACAGATCCGTCCAAGCGTTTTGGATCTTCGTCGTCATTGAAAGCCAGCCTGCATACAGGTCCCGCGTGGCGACGCGAAAAACCAATTGCAGGCCAGTCATGGCGACTTGGCCAGCGGCTTGCCATTGGCCGGACATCAGAGCGGTCTTGATGGCGTCGAACACCGGCAGCACAATCGATTTGAGCTCGTTGAACTTGGCGACCAGATAGCCGACCATTTCACCGCCCACGCCAGAGAAGTACAAGAACGCTCCGGTAGCTGCGGTGACGCCGACGATGACCAGACCGAGCGGAGAAACGATGGCACTGATCAATCCGACGATCATGCCGAACACTGTGGCAATAGCTCCACCGATCGCAGCTAGGCCGGTCATGGCCACCGAGGCTACGGCAGCAGCTCCGCCGAGTGCGAACAAGCCTGCGAGCAGGCCAGCTCCGACCGCAGTCCACTTGGCGATCGTCATGATCAGCTCTTGATTCCGCGAGATAAAATCACTCACGGTAGTGATCACGCTGATGATCTTTTCGCCCAGGTCGATCATGAGCGGGGCGAGGGCCGCACCGATTCGATTCTGCAATCCACCGATCACGCCAAAGAGTCGATCGAACACATCCCCCAGCTTGCCCGCAGCGGCTGCGTCTTCTCCAGACATGACTTGCCCGAGCTCGGCTGCGTCCCTTTGCAGCTTGCGGATCCCGTCGCCTCCCTCGGAGAGCATGGGGACCAGGTCCGCACCAGCCTTGCCAAAGTACTCCATGGCCGCAGCACTCTTGAGGGCTGGGTCCTGGATCAATGACAGCTTGTCAGCGATCGCGATGAATTGTTCGTCGGGAGACATCTTTTGGAGCTCGTCTACACTCAGGCCCAGAGCGCTGAATTTGTCCGCAGCACCAGGCACACCGGCGGCTGCATCCGCGATTCCCATTTGCATCTTGCGAACACCTTTTTCCAGCGTGCCGATGTCGGTGCCAGAAAGCTTGGCCGCGTAGCCGAGCGAGGACACCGCTTCGGCACTCATGCCAGTCCGCTGGGCCATGTCATCGACGGCGGACCCAGCGTCAGCAAAACCCTTGGCCAATGCGACTAGGCCAGTCACAGCGACCGAACCAGCGATTGCAGCAGGGACGCTCAACATGGACTTGGAAAAGCCGGACAAGGCACCTTGGGCACCGTTAAAGCCTTTTGCGATTCCGGTGCCCATGGTTGTGGCGACACCTTTGAGTCTCGCCATGGATGCTTGGACTTGGGCCATACCTTTGTCGAACAACCCTTGCTTGGTCGCGATCTCGACGTAGGCTTGACCGGCTTTGATGTTGGATGCCATGTTACCTTACCGATGCAATCGAGTTTTTGAAAAGCTCGTGGAACTTTGGAGCTTCGGCCTCGAGGGCTGGACGCATGAAAGGACGCTTTGGATACCGAGCTCGACGACGACGAGTCTCAAGCTTGAACCCAGGTCGATCTCGATACCGGCGTCTGCCGTCGACGCGTCGCCAGTTTGCCGAGTCCGTAGTTCCATCGATCGGAGCGTATTGGTACTCGCGAATGATCGCAGTCTCGCCTCGCTCATGGAGTCCTGGTACGGTCGATGTCACAGACTCGACGGTGAAGTTGATCTGATTGAGTTGCACTGGGCCGACGATCGTCGATTCGCTTTGGGGCTGGTAGGCAAACAGGATCGTCTTGAGCGAGTTTCCTTGGGAATGAGCCGACGGTGGAGAGCCAGGTGCCGAGACACCTTTTCGACGACGCATCGAGCCACGAGCTCGCTTGCGCACAAAAGCACCAGCCTTGGAGAGCACACGGCGTTTCGCAGCCTTGAGCGACTTGATCACATTGGCGCGATCAAAGAAAGCTTCTCGAACTTTGAATGTCACGTTCATGGCGTGAATTTCTCCACCGCCACCAGCGGATCGTCGTAATACACACGAGTCAATTCGACGCCGGACGCATTGTGGGCAGCGACCGAGTATCGGTACTCACCTGGCACCAGTGCGCCCGAGGTCGCCCGAGGCATCTCGCAGGTGAGCGACCATTTCCCCGATCCGATGTCAGCAGCGGTGCCAGTGACCGCGAACAGATTGGTCCCGTTTTTTCCCCCGAAGTGGACGGTCACAGCACCAGGCGACATGCCTGGGATCGCGGAAATTGTCCAGACGAATGCGGTGCCATGGGCGGACAGGTAATCATCGCCGATGACAATCTGGTCGACGGTTCCTTTCGCTGTGACTGGGCCAGCATAGGACACCTTACCAGCGGTGATCGTGTTGGTTTTGGCGGCGATCACATCTTCGAGCGAAAGGTAACGAGCATGCTCGACCGGAATGACTTGGACATTCGCCGTCGAAGACTCGGGGAAGAAGTCTGCGGTGGTGCCGTTGGTCTCTCCGCTGGTAACATCAAAAAGGTAATAGCCGTCCTCCATCTCGGTCGGATTTGTATCGGCCAGAGCGACTCGGGCCCCACCATCGAGCGACACTTTGCAGGTGATCTGCGCAGCACCGCCGGTCACCGGAGCATTAGTTGTCCGATTGAAGGCGAAGACCTTGAGCGTGCCTGCGGTGTTGCGGTACATGGTGAAATCCTGGGAATCAATTAGGTTATGGTCAGCAAACCATTGACTTGGTCGAAATCGATGGTGAGCGTTTCGCCGGATGCGAGCGTGATGCTAGATCCGTAGTCGTACCAACCGATGAGCGGCTTGGCCGGGCTCGTCTGCGTGTCGTTGTAGATCACGACATAGCGGAACGGTCCAACCGATCCGCCGGAGGCAGTGAGCACGAGGTCGGCCAGGACCAGCTTGTACACTCCGCCTGTCTGAGTGCTGCTAGTGGTCGTGACCAGACGAGAGCTGCAATTGGTGTACGAGATCTCAGTAAGATCAGTGAGGATCGAATTCCCCGCGACCGGTGCGGTGTTGGTCAAAGCGACCCGGATCTGATTGCTCGCAAGGTTGTGTTTCGCTTCGCCGACATCTTTCGTGAAGGCGTTGAATTTATTGAAAGTCGCCATGATTTAACGGGATCCTCCGAGCAAAAACAGGTAGTAGTAAGGACCAGCACCACCGGTGCCAGTTGTGATGTTGATGGGACTAGCGACCAGAACGTATTGACCCGTCCCAGCCTTTAGGACTCGACTGCGCAGGAATCCTGCATCGAGACCACTGGCCAGATAAGCGACCGAGTCCGCAGAGATTCGGCGGCTAGCGATAAACCCAGCGGGAGTGCCGTCGAGTGTGTAGGCCGCAGCTCCTGCATCGAGCAGTCTGCCGAGCAGCGTCGCGGCATCGGTGCCGGTGCAGGAATAAGAGCCCTGGTCCGCATTGAGCACTCGCGATACTAGCAGCGGAGTTGTTTGGCCCGAGAGCAACACACTGCCGGTGTCCGCTGGTAACACTCGGCCATACAGCAGCGGGATCGGTTGGTCGGAGAGCGAGTAAGATGCCGTCGATGCCTCGAGCAAATAAGCGATCGCGGCTTCGTAAAGAAAAAAGTTTGGCCTAGATGGACGCCCCAGAAAGCCTGGTCGCATTGCAAACAAGCTGGCAGCGCCACCGTCTGTCATGGGTCTTGACCAAACCGCTAGCTCCGCAATTCTTCCGGAAAACGGAAAGGATTGAGAAGCGTATCCGTCGCCAATGGTGTTAAGCGCAAAGGTTCCGTTAACCATAGAAATCGGTGCTTGTCTAATCCCATTCCAAAAAAGTGTGATAGACGACAAGGACGATGAAATTGCCGCCCCTGTTAAAACAAGGTGGTTCCATCCGGTAAAGTCGGTGACTGACGTAAACTCGACGAGGCCAGTGGTAGTGGAGAAACGCAAGTAATTTCCGGTTCGCAGCCAAACATAGCTGGTAGTCAAAGTGCGATCACCGATTGGCATGCCGATACCACCAGGATTTTGTTTAGCCCACAGGGAAATTGTGAGCGACGTCGTGGACAGTGAGACGCGACGACTTAGTTCAACGCGATCGTTTATACCGTCGAAATCTAATACACTTCCATAACGATCTGAAACCCAATCGGTCGGCGCATCCATGTTCGTCAATGCGCCCGCATTGTCTTCCCCGCTCAGGTCTAAGAGCTGCAGCCCAGTCGGCCCGGTCAACACAGGTGGCCAATAGCCAACCATCCCCTGCGTCAGTCGCCTGTGCCGTCGATCGAAGATTGCCGGGCCGACTTTTCCGCCCCTAGGAAATGTCAGCATGCTAACTTTGGAATGTCCTAGGTCGAAGCCGCAATGTGTTGCCAGTGGATGCAAAAGCCTGGCCGGTGCCTGCATTGCGAACTAGCGGACGAATCGGGCCTGGTGGTATATCGATCACTGGCACTATGATTCGCTGAGCGGTGGTCACGTTGGTGATCGTAAAAATGATGTCAGGTGGGCGGTTTGGCGTAACCGTCGCCGAGCCCATTTCGAAGTTGGTTCCGTCGATCTCGCGTAGTAACCAGACGTAGATGGGCGTGTTCGCTGTCGGTGCGGTGCCAAAGGTCACGAGCAGCTCTGCCTCGGCATCTAGGTAACCAGCACTAGAAAGCGTCACGCTGGTTGCATGAACCGCGTTGGAATTGTTCGATAAGCTGTTTAGCTCGGTGCTAAGCAGCGTGTCTGCGGTGCCTCTCAGTTGAGTAATCGTGGGCATTAGCTAGGAACCTTTCCGTCGGGTCGGTATTCCGACCACGCCTCAGAAACCTCCGAGGCTGTGATGTGGGAAGTTGTGAGCGAAAGATTGATCAGGGCTTGGTACTCGGGATCCGATAGAGCCATGCCATCTTGGCGGATTTCGTCGATTAAAGCTAAGAACTCAGCCTCGGCAAAGTCAAAGCCACCTTCGGCCGGTTTCATCCATCCGAGCACGCGATGAACGATCGGCCCGAACATGCCGTCATACATCGACAATTTTTGCAGGATAGACTCGGCCATCGCAGATCCAAGGCGGTCGTACAGTCCACGCTCGGTCAGGACTGTTTCGGTACGCGTCGGCGTGGCAATCGCAGTGCACCTGTTTGCGCAGCCGAGATCGTCTCCACGGTCAGCCATTTGCTTGGCAACCGCATCGGAATGAATTAGGGCTCGGAGTTGTGCTGGTGTCATTTCTTTGGTAGCGTCACATAGTGGACGGGTAATCCCTCACGCAACTGGTGTAGTTCCGAGCGGGTGATGCTTGGCTTCTCGACAGCGGTGCGGTACGGGTGAAAATCTGTGCGTCTGTATGGGCGAGCTCGCTTGGGTCGGTGGATGTTGGCAATTAAAGTCATCAGGTCACTGGTGCGATCCCAGCGGTCTTTGTTGATCTCGTCAGACATCCACATTAGCTCTCGCAGTGTGTATGGGCCTGGCTCGATCCCGATGCGGGCTGCTAGTCGGAGGATGGTTGGCCAGTACTCGAAACGGGCTTGCCCATCGCTTTCTCGATCAGTTGATCCAAAGTCGTCAGTTGTTCCTGAATCCCCTTCTCCAGCAGTCCCTCGTCCATCGCGTTGGTGATCCGCAATGCTGTCTGATTCTGGAGTGCTCGTCCGGCCTCGATGATTCGCCGAGCGGTGGCTCGGCGTTTGGACTCCGGGAGGAATTCCACCAGTGCTTCCTCAAATGCGGTGATAGCCTGACCGAGAGCGTCGCCAGCGAGGGACTGGCCAAACATCTCGGGAGATACTCCAATTTTCTCAGCGACGGGTCGGCAGATCTCATAGATCACATCGATCGTCAGGACGATGTCGGAAGTAAGCCGTTCGATCGTATCGGGAGAGGCCAATGCAGTGGCTAGATCAATCGAAAAGGCAGTGCGGACGCGACGGATGACGTCAACGTCGATGCGAAGATCCCAAGAGCGGGATTCGCAATCCTTAAAACTGGGCATGGTCGAGTTGCCTTCGTTGGGATCGAGGGATTGAAATTATCGAATGAACCGGATCGCTCGGATAGTGCTACGAATGATCGTGAATTGCGTGACGTTTATGTCGTCGCCTCGAAATCGCGTTTTTGGATCCGAGTAAACCCAGGAGGCGACGACGATGTGGTCTTTGTGGTTGACGATCACTCGCCCATAAACGGTGAAGTCCATTGGTTCCTGAGATGCCTCGGCATGATCTAAGAACTCAATTGCGACTTCGTCGCCTTTGCGGACTCGTGGTAGTGGCATGGCCGACCCCGCAACAATGGAACGATCAGTGATTCACATGGACTAGGCTGACGGTGCGACAATCAACCAAGCTGGATCGACGATGGCGGCTGGTGAGCCAACCTTGATTCGGGACAGTGCAACGACGATGTCGATCTTCATCCCGTCTTCGAGCGGTTGATCGATCGGGAATTCCATGATCTCGCCGGGCATGGTTAGGCCTTGGGCACCAGACGGACCAGGGCTCGTGATGACGTTGTCCAGCACAGCCCAGTGCCAAATTGTTCGATTGATGAACGCTTGACGCATCGCAGTGAATACCGCGTCATCTGGATCGCCGTTGTACTGGTAGCTGAAATTGATCGCAGCTTCGATCAAACCGGAGATCTTGGCCTTGTATTGACTAGCTCGCGAGGTGATGTCAATCGCGGTCTTGTTCAACGTGACATTGAGGTCTTTGACCTCGGTCACAAGCGTGGGCGAGGAGGTGCTGAACGTGGCCGCGACGGCAGTCTGGTAGTACAGCTTGCATTCGATCCCTGCGCGTGGTCCCTTGTTTGGCATGATTCTCTCTTTCGGTTAGGATCGGTGTTTGAAGTACGCGGTGATGACGGAGCGGAACGCACCGTGTCGCTCGAGTGCCTGGACGTCGTACAGGCTGATTTCTGATCGCGACCATGTGCCCGAGACGATGTCAGCGGAAGCTAACGCAGCGTCGATCAAATCGGTCAGGTCCAACAGTTGTTTGAATCGTTCGGAGTCTTTGGTGGCGGTCTGGATGACAGCCACCTGGACCGCGAGCTCGTGTTCTCGTCGTGTTCGCGATAGGTTTGTCGAGTTTGCTTGCCGTGGTGCCAACACGATCCGAAGAGCTACAAGGTCTTCGGGCATGAAGCGTGGCAGGTAATCGATTTGGTATTGATCGCCGTCCAGAGCTGCGTTGGTCTCTGGGTCAGCGATCGCAGCAGCAATGAGAGCGGCGCGACAATCGGCGATAAGTTGTCGGACTGGTGCTGTCATTGCTGCTTGGTGTGGATTCGCATTAGGTTTTCACCTGGGTCTGAAAATCGCCACACTGGCTCGCCGGTCATCGAGCGAACGATGTAGGTCTTGCCATTGTCGGTGATTCGGTCCCCGTCTTCGGGATCTTCGTCAAAGGGCCAGTCGGTCTCGGCGACTAGGTAGTCGCGACTAACGGTCCGATGGATGATCCCCTCGGTGTCTGAGGCTTCGAAGGGAGTCGATCCCCGCGTGGCCTTGAATGTCTTTTGAATCTTGCGTTTTGTGTACGTGATCATCTGGCCAGCATGGTGCGTGAGCGAACTGGCCATGTGCGCGGTCCCAGCGTCGAGCATGCCCATGAGCTATTCCTTTGGGGCCTTGGGTAGCTTGGGTGGGACGAGCACAAACACTTTGACTGAGGTCTGGGCGGCTGCGTCTTTGAGCTTTTGAACTGCCTCGTCGCCCATGGCTTTGAGGTACTCTTTGGCCCAACTGACGGAAGCTTTCCCAGGTTGCAAAGCGAGAGTGAACCCGCTTCGCGTGATTTTCGACTTGCCGGACTTTCGCAGCTCGGCTTCGAGTTGTTCTTCGATCTGGCCTTGCCGATCCTTGATGGTCGTCAGTTCTCGCTGCATGGCAGATCGCCTTGCTTCAAGATCGGACCATTCCTTAAGATCGGCTTCTTTGATGGCCATTGTGGTTGGTTAGACTGCTGCTCGGTTCAGGTCGACATCAACGGTCAGTGTTCCGCTTCCCGCGGCAACCACAGCGCGGCCCAGGAGGATGTTGCTGGCGTCAGCAGCTCCAGAGGCCTTGACGGTGACGAGCTGCGTCGCGGTGGCTAGCTGGAGACGGTCACCGGCAGCGATGACAGTGCCAGAGGCCTTGTCGCAGGTGACGACGCCAAAGACGCGAGCGTTGCCAACCTTGCCGTTTTTCACGCCAGCTAGGCCTTCGACAATCCCGGCCAGGCCGTCAGCGGTCTGGACGATGGCTCCGTTGACAGTGTCCGCACCAGCGGTGAATTGGCGAAAGTCGCCGTCTTGTTTGTAAGTTGCCATGGTTCTCTTGTGGGGCTATGGATGAAGGGTGATGGTAGGCGCGTTACTTCTTGCGAGGACGCTTGGGAGGCTTGGGGCGGATCACATCGGCGCTGATTGCCTCTGCCTCTGGCTCGTCTGATTCGTCAGGCTCGTCAGACTCGTCAGCGGGCGAGGGTTGAGGATCTG